TAATTGTAGTGCTACAAGTTATTCTTTCGGAAGAACAAATGGAACTACTCAAATATTAAATAGTACTTTTATTGATTGCACTGCAGAAGAAGGTTCTTTTGGTAATTATATTGAAGGTTGTACGTTTAGAAATTGTACAGCAGGAATGAATTCATTTGGAAAAACTTCTGATATAGGTACAGTTTCTGAAATTGTTAGTTCTACTTTTACGGATTGTAAAGCAAGAGCTTATTCATTTGGAGTTAGAATTATGGCAACTGATGTTGTATTTACAAATTGTACAGCAGGTATAGAATCTTTTGGTGCTGACCAAGCAAATGGTACTTATAAAAATTGTACAGCAGGAATAAATTCATTTGGTGCAGGTACACAAGGTTGGGGAAATTTAATTGCAGGAGGACAATATTTTAATTGTGTTGCTGATGAAAACTCTTTTGGTACTGAATACGCTAATGGTGCTTTTTACTATTGTGTATGTAATGGTCTTGGAGGATGGGTAGGGAATACTCAAAGTGGAATGGGAGGATATGCTGCTTATTGTAAAGGTATGAATCCAAATGGTCCAGGTACAGCTATTTACTGCACAGATTCAACTAACAACCCTATTAATTACGGATTAGGTTCAACAACAAATAATATATAACAACATGAAATATTTAGAATTAAAAAATAACAATTGGGTAGAAATAACTCCAAATGCCATTCAAACTAAGAATGAAGAAACTAATTTAATTAAAACTACTATTGAAAGAGTAGAAAGCACTCCTTCAGCAGCAGATAAAAAATCAGCTTCTAGTGCATTTGCTAGTTTTGAAAAAACTTTAAATAAAAAAAATACATTTGAATTAATCTCTGCAACTTATATACCAGAAAATATAAATAAATTACACGTTGTATATAATTTAAATGGAGAATTGACTCAAACTTTTATTTAGTAAACTAAAAATTAATTCTCATATTTGCAATACACTTAAAATATATTTATGTCAGAATTTGCAAATGAAAGAGAGAAAAATATTAAGTTCCAAATAAGTTTAAATGAGGAACAAAAACAAGCAAAATCTGTCATACTCCAAAACAGTATTACATATATTGCAGGAAAAGCTGGAAGTGGTAAAACGCTCACTTGTTGTCAAATAGCTTTAGATTTGTTTTTTAAGAAACAGGTGAAGCAAATTATAATCACAAGACCAGCAGTTGAAGCAGGAGAGAAACTTGGTTTTTTACCAGGTGGACTAGAAGATAAATTGGACCCTTATGTTCAAGCAATCTATCAAAATTTTTATGCATTGTATAAGAAAGAAAGAATAGATAAAATGATACAAGAGGGTTATATACAAATAAAACCATTTGCCTACATGAGAGGAAGTACCTTTTGTGAAAGTGTTATCATTGTAGATGAAGTACAGAATACTACAGAAACTCAAGTGAAAATGGTTATGGAGAGATTGGGAAAAGGAAGTAAGATGATGTTATGTGGAGATGTTAATCAAATAGATTTAGCTAAAAATATAACATCAGGTATTAAATTCTTAGACTATTTACAACAAAAAGAATTAAAAAACTTTAGTAAAATAGTTTTAAAAACTAACCACAGAGACCCAATTGTAGAAGAAATACTAAATCTTTACGAAGATTTTAAAAATAAAAATAACTAACATGCAATTATTATTAGAATTTAGCCAATTTAGTTGTAAATATATATACTTAAACAATGTTTCTGAGTATGATTTATCATTGGGAAATATTATAGAAACTTATATATTAGCTACTGTTCCTGGGCAAACAAATAGTGTAAAAATATCTTTACCTTTTTCTGGTCAAGTAACTTTGAATGCAAAGAATTTAGGTATTCAAAAAAATCTTAGTGCTTATTTACAAGATTTAACAGAAGGTTATTATGAGTTTGAATTTGTAGTTACACAACAAGTAGACCCTAATGCTCCTATTACAGAATCAAAAGAAACATTTTGTTATGTAAACACTTGTCAATTAGATTGCACTATTGATAAGAAAACATTAGATTTATTACAAAATAAATGTTGTAATGAAGATGATTGCACAGGAAAGTTAAACCAACAAACTCAAACAATAGAAACTTTGAGATTATATAGAGAAGGATTAAAATCTGCTGGTAGTGTTTGTAAAAAAGAAACTGCTGCTGAAATACAAGCTTGTATAAAATATTTGCTTGAGTTGGAACCTTATGATTGTAAATGTAACTAAGAATGAACATATCTAAATATAGAGATTTAATATGCAGTCTGGATACTCAAATAGCTGAGTTATCAAAAGGCTTTTGTAGGTCTAATACTTATGGATATTGTAATAATAAAGCTAAATTGCTTAGATTAATAAGAACAAAAGAGCTTTTACAAAATTCTTTTAATCTACAAGAACTAAACAACACTTATTATTCTTGTACAACTGAACAAGGTAGTGATATTCAAGTAGTTAAGAAATTTAACAAATTAGTGGGTAATAAAGCTCAATTAGTAGTTAAAACAATTACTAAAACTTTAAACACTACAAGAGAGTTTTCTTTTGAACTTCCTGCTATTCCTCACACAGGAGGATTTTATATTTATGGGTTGTGGATTAATTGTAATTTAGAAACTTTAGATGATGTAAATAAAGTGTTAGCAATATTAGAAAATCTACAATATTTAGGATTTTTTGATTTCTCTTATGATGCTTTAACTAACACAATAACTTCTTCTACATCTTATGTGTATGAAGAAACTTTTAGTTATGAGTATGTATATTTTGATGTGCTAAAAACACTTGAGTGTGTTAATTATAAACAAGTAGTAAAATTGATAGAAAATGTGTCATGATTGTAATCCTTTAGAAACAAATACAGGTCTTGTAACTTATTCAGGCCCTAATTTAACTTTATGTACAGGTAAAACTATTACTAACGGTGAGTCTATGACTTCTGTGATTGAGAAAATACAATATTGTATTGATTTGATTAATCAAGAAATAGATATTACAGGTTTAGTAGAAAGTAGTGATTGTATCACGCTATTAGGTACTTCAATAAAAGATGTTTTACAAAGCATCTTAGATACAGAAAGTGCTTTTTGTAATCAATTAGCAGATTTACAAACAGAGATTGACCTTATATGGAACACTATAAATGGAGGTTCCACTGTTAAGAATGTTAATATAACTTCTTGTAATCCAACTTTTGATATTTCATTAGTTGAAACTCCAACACAAAAAACTTTTAAACTAGGAGCTTTTGTTCCTAAGAAAACAATTCTTCCTTATTTTGGGAATATAAACACTGATTTTGATTCTAATGGATTGGGATTAGCCACTGCGGGATTATTAGGATGGGCTATAGCTGATGGAAGAAATGGTACAATTGAAGCTTGTGGAAGATATTTAAAATATAGTTGTGATGGATGTTGTACAACAGGAGGCTCTAACACTATAACATTAGAAGACGTAAATATCCCTGAAGTAGCCTTTACAGTTCAAGCTGAGTTTACATTATCAGGAGAAACTGATGAAGGAGGAAAACACAATCACAATTTAGGTGTAAGTAGTGACCAAGGAGACCAATATTACCCAGCAGTAGCTTCATTTGACGGTTATGATTGTGGAGGAGAAACAAGAATAATAGGACCAAATCCTGTTGATGCGGAGGATTCAGCGGTATTGTGTGGTATAGATAACACTGTTAATTCATTTAGCCCTGTATTGTATGGAGGATTACACTCTCATACTTTTGATGCTACAGCAACAGGTTCATTTTCTGCGACAGTTGGTAATCCTATTCCAACCCCAATAACAATAGAACCAGAATATATTGCAGGTATTCCAATTCAATTCATTGGATGTTAATAAATAAACTATAAAAATAAAATAATATATGTGCGATTCATGTAATAAACCTAATTGTGGATGTTCAACTTGCCAAGATTGCAACAACCCTACACCTCAACAAACTTGTGTAACAACTTGCACTTGTACAACTGACCAATTTTCGGCAGATTGTCCTTGTGGTCAAGTAGGAACTAATTGTATTATATATACAGGAGATGAGCTATTAGATTGTCAAGATGACCCTTTTATACCAAGAGGAAGTGCTTTTAACTCTGTTATATCAGATATTTGGAATTATGTTAAATGTGCTGCGGCTCCTACAACTGATACTATTGATTATACAGGTGCAGCTTTAAAAGATTGTGATGATGTGGCAACTATTGTTCCAACAGGCACTCCTGTAACAGAAGCTTTAGAATCTGTATGGGATTATGTAAAATGTTGGGAAACAACAGCAGAAGATTTAGTATCAGATAGACAACCAGTATGGCAAGGAACTAACTTTATAACAGTTGGAAGTTCACAACCTGCTCCTTTTAACACTATTGATACAGCTTTAGTAGAATTAGCAAAATACCATTTTAATCCTACATCTTTTGTTACAATAACTTTAGAAAATGGAACACATAATTTAACGAATACATCATTATTAGCTTATAATAGTCAATCTGCAAATTATAAATTTTTTGGAGCATCTAAAAATGCTATTTTAATACCTGTAAGTAATCCTATTACAGCAGATGAGGGTACATCTATATCATTAACTAATTTAACAGTAAATGGTAGAATTGAAGCATTAAATAATTCAAGAGTTAAAATTGTAGATTGTGAAATTATAAATGAAGAAACACAAGATATAAGCTCTTTATACGCAGATAATAATAGTGAGATTACAGTTATAGATACTTTTTTCACAGATGATTCTAATGCAAGTAGTTATGCTAACACATTAGCTACTTGTTTAAATAATTCTAGAATACATTTTGAAGTTAATGACCCTGCTTTAGCTGTAGGATATTTTAGTCTTAAATATGAGGCTATTTTTAATATTAAAAATAATTCTAGAATAAGTGTTAATCATAGTGTTGATTTTTTATGTAGAACTAATCCTACAAATCCAGGAATTTCTAATTATATAAATGTAAGTGGTAACTCTGATTTAATAGTTAATTCAGATAATTTTGCTGATGCTCTTTTTTATCCAGGAACTACACAAACATTCTTGTATGTAGATTTAAATTCAAGATGTGTTATGAAAAATAATACAACTATTGAAACTTCTAGATATTCATTATTTTGTTCAAACCACTCTAGCATTATTATGCAAGGGTCTTTAAATATAAGTGCTCAACATCCTATAATAGCTATCAACAGCTCAGATATTTTACTAGGAGATGTTCAAATTGGAATAGGAGGTGGAGGAACCCCTTTATATTTACAAAGTGTAAATCAATCAAAAATAAGAGTGATAGATTCATTCAATGGTTCAGGATTAAATCCTTCAACAGCAGTGTATTCAGCTACAGCTAATTCACAAATTATGTTAAAAACAGTGGTTACAAGTCCTGTCCCAACAAGTGCAAACTGTGAAGTGGGAACAGGTTTGTTAGCTCCAAATAACTTAGTTACAACAGGTGCAGGTGCTGGTTGTATTATAAACTATATATAAAATGACAAGAGAAGCAATTGTAAAACTTTTTGGATATAAAGCAGGAAGAAAATTATATAACTTACTATATAGTAGTTGTAATAATTTCTGTTGCATAGTTAAAGATTGCTTAGGAATAAGTGATTCAGGAAGCCCTACATTATATTTAAATCAACAAGGAGATTGGAGTGCTACTACAGGACCTCAAGGACCACAGGGTCCACAGGGCATACAAGGAATTCAAGGAGTTCCTGGCCCACAAGGAGCAGCTCTTACAGTGTTAGGTTCTTATCCTGACCTTGCTGCATTTTTAGCAGGAGCAGGTGGAAGTCCAGGAGCTGCGGGAGAAGCTTGGATTATAGAGTCTGATGGTTCTTTATATGTATGGAATACAGCAACTAATACTTGGGATGATGTAGGAGATTTACAAGGACCACAAGGTATTCAAGGTCCTCAAGGAATTCAAGGAATTCAAGGAATTCAAGGTGTACCAGGACCTGTAGGTATGCCAGGATTATTTGCACAAACAGGGAATAGTACCCCTATTTCAGGGACTACAGTAGAAACTACTTTAATAAATGGAGGAGTTGGTACTTTATCAGTTCCTGCAAATGGTTTTCAAATAGGAGATAGTTTTAGAGGGATTTTTGGAGGTGTTTTAAATGCAGCAAATAATCAAACTATTAGAATTAGAGTCAAAACAGGAAGTGTTATATTACTAGATAGTGGTGCTCAAACAATTACAAATATAACTAATGGAATATTTTCTTTAAACATAGATTTTACTATAAGACAAATAGGAGGAGCTGGAACAGCTTCTATAGTTTCATTAGGTACATTTCATTATAATAAAACTTCTAATGCAGTTACTGAGGGATTTGGATTTAATGTAATTAATAATACAACTTTTAACACTACTATAAATAATACATTAGATGTTACTGTACAATGGGGAAGTAATAATGCTAGTAACTCAATATATAGTGATATTTTTATATTAAACAAAACATATTAGACTGATAAATAAATAAATAATGGCATTTTTAGAAAAAAAATTATTAAGCAAAAAAGACCTCTTTATTTTATTTGGAAGAGCGGCAGGAACAAGATTATATAATTTAATATATAAATGTTGTGGATTAGACAATTTTACTTCTTATACAGCTTCATTAAGACAATTTGGTATAGGAGCTGAACCTACAGTAGAAGTTTTGTTTAGTAATGGTTTACAAGCTGTAGGAACATATACTTATGTTAATCCTGGAGAGTATGCAGTGGTGTTTGACAAACCTATATTTAATAGTCAATATGATTATGCTACAATATTAGGAAATACTTTTACTAATGGAGCTGATACTTTTTTAGTGCAAGTAGTTCCTACTTTTTTTAATTCAGTGTTAATAACTTCATATAAGAATGGAATTCCTTCAGATGATGTTATTGGTAGTATTATGCCTACAATTTTAGATATAAGAAAATATAATTAATTATGAGTACATTTACAGAAGAAAGTTTGTTAGAATTCTTAAAAGCAAAGTATGCTTATTTAACGGATAATAATGCTACAGCATTAAGAGTATTTAACCTTATAACTAAAAAATAATGAACAAATTCTTTTACTCATTTATAATGGCCATAGTTACATTTTTTAGTCCTATACATGGCTTATTATTAGCTGTAGGAGCCATGATTTTTATGGACACTATACTAGGAGTTACAAAAGCTGTTAAATTAGAAGGATGGGAGTCTGTAACGTCAAGAAGAGCAAGTGTTATTATAAGCAAGTTTTTACTGTATCAATTAACAGTGATAACTTTTTTTATAATAGATTTTTATTTATTGAATGAGTTTACTAGAATTCATTATAACAATGATTATTTGGTAACTAAATTAGTTACACTATCTCTATGTTTTGTGGAAGCAAAAAGCATTGACGAAAATATAAAATCTATTTTTGGATTTTCTATATGGACAAACTTAAAGCAATTTTTTATTAGAACTCAGGAACTAAAGAAAATTTCAAAAAAATAAAATATGACTAGGCAAGTTTTTATTTTAAATAGTCTTCCTACATTTGCTTATCCTTTTTATGTTTATTATCTTAGAACAGATGGCAAATATTATGGATGGGATGCTGTTAATAATAGGTTTTATAATTTCTCTACACCTAATATAGATGATTTAGTAGGAATAAACTTTGAAGACTTGCAAGATGGAGATGTATTATCTTATGATAGTGCTACTCAAAAATGGATTAATAAAGCTTTTACAGTTACAAAATCTTATGGTTCTTGGAAAAATGATGAAAGTCAATTTGCAGCCACTAACACTGAAGGATATGGAATTAAATTTAACACACCAGATATTTCAGAACAAGGGATTAATATAGAAGCTGATTTATTAGGAAATAAAACTCTTATTAAATTTTTAAATCCTGGAACATATAATATACAGTTTAGCTGTCAATTTGAAAATTTAAGTACACAATTTAACGATGTATCTATTTGGTTAAGAAAAAATGGACAAGATGCTTCTGCTGATGTAATAGGAACTGCTCGTTATATAACAATACCAGCTAAATATGATGAGATAAATGGCCGTATTACAGTGTCATTTAACTATTTTGTAGAAGCTATTGTAGATGATTATTTTCAACTTGTATGGGCAACAACAAACTCTGAAGTTATAAGTATGAAATCTTATGAAGCAGTTAGCCCTACACCTAGTTCTTATTCATCAATATTAACAGTGAGTCAAATAAATTAAAAACCTTAAAATATAAAACTATGAAATTCCTAAGAGAAATGTTTAGCGATGACAACTCAATTAATGAGAAATCTGTCATTGGATTTTTAGCCTTTATTATGATGTGCTTGTTTGCAATT